TGGAACCCGATCAGTATAAGGTGCACCACCTGGTACAACTCCACCTTTAGACATTCCAAAGAATTTAAAACCACCACCACCACCACCACCGGCAGCCATAATAGCTATTTGTAATGCTAATTGTTTTTGTTTTTCTTGAGTAACTTGTTTTTCTAAACCAACTTTTTTTTGAGCAAATATTTGAAATAATTTTTCAACTGCTAACTCAACACCTTTTTTAAAAATAGTTTCAGTTATAGTTTGTAATAAATTTCTAAACATACTTTTAGTAACTTCTAATAATGAATTACCTGCTCTTAATCCTTCTATCCAAGATGTACTTATTGTATCAGATATTAATGTTGCTTCAATACCAGCTCTTTCTAAAAGCTGTCTATAATCTAATAATAAACCATTAGCTTTAGCTTGATCAATAATCATTCTTTTATTTGTGAACATAATCCGTTCATTTATAGAAGCTAATTCTGCTTGTCTTACTTTTAATGCTTTTGCTGCTATATCGGCTGCATCAGAATTTGGTCTAGAAGATTGATCTCTTTCGGCTCTAGGTCTTCTTCTAGTACCACTAAAAAGTTCTTTTTGTTTTACAGTTAATTTTGCAAATGAATCAACAACTTCATTAGCGTTTAATCTTATTAATTCAAGTTCTTGTCTTAATTTCATTGCAGCTTCTGCAGCTGTTTTAGAAGTTTCTGGAAATATTGTTAGTTTAGAAATAAAACTAAGTGTAGCTAATTCAGCTTTCTTTAATGTAACTATTAAAAAATTTTTAACTGTATTTACAAGAGCCATTACTTCATCATTAAATGCAATAAATGCTACAACTGCTAATTGTACCGCAGTAATAACAATACCAACTATATTAGCTCTTAAGGCAAGATTTAAAGCAGCTAAAGTAAATGTAGCACCCCTAATTGCTCCTGCTAATAAAATAAATTGTGCAACAATACCTGCAACAAATGTAGCAATTTTTAATCCAATAAATATTTTAAATGCCTTAGTTAAAAGGGTAATATTTTTAGCTACAAAAACAATTGTATCTTGAATACTTTGAAACGCTGCTGCCATTTTATTACCAACAGTATTTGCTAATTGTTTTAATGCAGCATCATTTTGTTTAAAGTTACCTACTAAATCCATTACTTGTTTCTTTACACCAGCAAATAAAGGTTTTGCAGCTGCTTGTCTAAATCTGAAATAAGCATCTTCAACAAATGAAACCTGTGCTTCTAAAGTTTGTTCAAATTCTTTAGTGGCTGTAGAAAATTGTCCACCATTACCAAATACTTCAAAAAATCTTTTTCTAGTTTCTTCAACTGATACGGTTACACCAGCTTCAAAACCTAACATTGCTCTAACACCTCTTTCTCTGAATACATCAGCGGCAGCTATACCACCAGCAAATGCTCTTTGAATTTGTTCAGCAGTTTGTCTAAAATCTAAACCTGTAGCTGCAGCAACGTTACCTGTTAATGCTAATACTTTAGCTAATTCATTTGCATCTTTAGAAATAACGGCTAAGTTACCAGATGCAGCAGCAATAGCTTCTAGTGAGAAAGGAACCTTTCCAGCAAATGTATTTAACTCAGCAAATGCTTTTGCACCCTCTGAAGCTGAATTAAATAATAGTTTAAATCTAACTTGAAGTGATTCAGTAAGTTTACCGGCAGCAAATGTATCTTTAACAAATTTACCAATACCAAAAGTAACAGCAGCTAACCCAACAACAACACCTGTTTTTAATGTTTGTCCTAGTGCAGCAAAAGTACCTCTTGATCTTGCAGCAGCCATTTCTAGTTGCTTCATTCTTTTAGATGCTATAGCAGCATTTGTACCTAATTTATTTATATTAGATTGTAAATTTTTTACTTGGCCTTGTCCCTTTACATCCGCAATTATATTTAATTTTACAGCCATATTCCTTTATCCGTTAAGTTACTTCAACAGTTACTTCATCAAAATATTTCCTAAAAGCAGCCTCTATAAATTTAGTAGGAGCTTGTTGAGAATGTCCATTATTAAGAAATTCTATATAAGTAGTACCATTTGTAACAATAATTTTATTAGGTTTATCTTTAGGAACCAATATATTTATATTTGATGTTGCAGTTTGATTTAAGTAAGTTTCAGTGTAGCCAATATACCAGCTATTTCTAGCTTGTCCACTATCGACTGGAGTTGTTAATTTTACGTCAGCAAAAGCTTTTAATGCTCTTGATCTAAATTCTTGTTCAATAGTTTTATTAATATCTTTTTCTAAATCCATTGAAGCAGTTGACAAACCAATAGTTGTAATTCCCATTATATTACTTTGCCTTTGTTTATACCTTTTTTAATTCTATAACCCTGTGTACCATTAGCACCAGTGTTTACTTCTTTTTTAAGGTTTTTAAATAATTCTTTTTCTTTTAAATTCTTTTTTAATTTTTTATTAAAGGACTCTAAAATTTTGTTATCCCGCATAAGTTCTCCTTTTCAAGTGGGCAGTTTATACCGCCCAACTATCATTTTCTAAGATTTTTTATTTTCCATAAAAGATATATTATTTTTTCTAGCTATGCTTTTTAATTCATTAAAACCAGTTTCTAATTTTATATCCTTTTTTATATTAGTATTAGCCATTATTCTTATTGAAGGAAATAAATCATTTACTTTAAGTGGTTTAGTACCTTGATAAGTAGTTTGTGCTAATATAGCAGCTCTGTGATCATCTCTCCAACCATATGGTCTTTTATCAAAATATTTTATCCAACCCATATATTCTTTGCTGGACATATTATAAATATAATCTAATGTAACACCTAATTGAAAAGCCAATTCATAGTCTGCTAAATCTTCTTCCCCAAGTCACCACCTTTTTCGTCTGTGGCACCTAACCCATTATATTGCATAATATCTGCTGATAATTTAGTTAATGCTTGAATAGGAAACTTTTCAAAATCCTTTTCAGTCATATCTTGAGCATCTACAACAGTACATTTAAATATAGCACTTAAGGTTTTTACACCTGTAACATCATCGGTTTTACTAGTATCTAACGCTTTTTGTAGATCCTTAATACCTTTAACTGTTAGTTGTTTTATCTCCACTTCCTGTTCCAGAAATGGTATCTTCTTTGTTATCTCCACTATCTTTATGTGTTTCATCTTTTATCTCCTGTAAGGGTTTTATATATAAATGTTTATTATGCGATTCAAAGTCTTCCATCATTTTTCTTATTTTGTGTAAAACATCTAATGTTTCAAAGACTTCTATTTTATTATCTACATCTTTTAATCTGTCATAAGTTTTTCTTATTGATGTATCTACAGACTTCTTTATATGCAAAGAAGTTATTCTTAGCACATAGTATTTATTAAATGGTTTATTATCCATGAGTTTATCCTATACTAATTGAATTAAGCTGGGCAATAAAGCCCAGCCTAAAAATATTTTATTATGCGTCAGTAAACGGACCAGTATAGTCAGTTGAAGTACTTAAAGTCAAAGTTGCCTGATTTGAATCAGTCAAATTTGCAGATACTTCAAAAGAAGCTATTGAGCCTTTTACGTAAAATGCAGCATTTTCACCAGTAGATGAATTTTTAACATCTAACTGAAATACATAAACAAGTCCATCTTGAACAAGATCTTGAATTACTTTATGTACACTTGGTACATAATTCAAACTGAACTCCAATGTTGGAGCGTCAGCTTGTCCTTGAATCTGTGAACTTACAGATTGTCCAAAACTTGGCACGTTAACAATGTTAGCGGGTTTACCAAATGATGGAAACTCTCTGATATTAGTAACTTCTACCGCACTTTCAAAATCACCACCCGAACCAATGAAGGTTTGGTGTGTTGAATCTGAAGTGGGAAGTGTGTAACTACTATCAGCTTTGTATTTTAGTCTAGTAAAAATACCAGCACCTATATTTGAAATGAGAGACATTTATTTTTGTTCCTTATATTATTTCTTAGTTGTTATATTGATCGAAAATTAACCGTATAATCCACGTTATATAAACCTGCATCTTTCGGGTCAACTCCAATATTTGTTATAAAGCTATTAGTTGTTTGTAGATATCCGGAAATTACTTCTTGGTCTAATAATGTTTTTAACAAATCAGCAATTTGATATGCTCTTTTCATTCCAGATCCAGCTGCAACGAATATTTGAATTACAATTTGTCCATTTGCTATTACATCTTTAAAAGCTAATTCTGAAGAAAATGGTAATACAGAAACCCGTATCCATTCATCAGCATTAATTTCCCCTTGATAATTCGCAGGAAATGCTTTGATGTTATTAGACGTCCAAGCGGTGGAAGCAAATAAACCCTCAACAGCTGTCAATATATTTGATATTGTAGACATTAAGATTCCCTTCCAACAGTTAAATTAATAATGTAATTGTTATCTTCAAATTTTAGTATTTTCCAAGTTTTATCTCTAAGTACAATACTATCGTAATTATCAATTTTACTTGAATCTATATAATCTGAATCTAATAATAAATTGCATTCTATTCTAGGTGTATCATCATTAGTTCTAAATTGACTTTCAATTACCGCTTTAGCAGTAAAAGATGTATCAGTAGTACTAGTAATGGCTTGTGTAGCAAAATTATAGTTAGTTACATTTTTATTTGTAAATACTATATCTTCGGCTATATCACCTATAACATTGAAAGCATTTTTTACATTACTTTTGATTAGTTTTTGGTAACTCATTAAGCACCTCCACTAACATTAACTCCCCTATTTACAATACTATTTTGATTTTCATATTTAGCAATTAATCTTTGAATTTGGTCAGGTAATTCTTTAAAATTACTTATACCAGATCCTAGATCAAAAGCCATAGAAACAGAACCAACTTTTAAATCTTTCAACTTTGGCGAACCAGTTGATTGATCCTCGATTGTTCCCATATTTTTAATCAAATGTAGTGATAATTCATAGGTAGCTCTTTTGATATCATCAGGAAAAGTTCCATAACTTGTTGTGCTTCTATCATCTTCTATGGTATCATACGCACCGGACTTAGTGTCCCAATATGTAATATCCCTAGGCCATGATAGAGGATAAAGGGCAGTAGGCAATGCCGTACCACCCCAATCCAAGTCATTGAGAATTCCTGTGGCCGTTACTAAAGCTCGTTCAACAATTTCATCTGTAGCACTATCCCAAGAAGCTTGATTCAGTCTATCATAAAAATAAACCTCTGCTTCTGTTACAGTAACAAATGAATTGATCCCAATTTGTAAAGCCATTATTTTTCTCCGTATCTAATAGTTATAAATATTAACCGTGGAAAATTGGAAATAATCCAGTTTGGTTAACGTTAGTAGCGCTAATAGTCCATGATGCAATAGCAGCAAGATCAGCATTAGAAGGATATGCAGTTGCACTTCCAGCCCATGTCCAACCTTTTGGATGCATAATATTACCCCATCTAGATAAAACAGTTACTAATCCACCACCGTTACCAGCTAGTTCATTTCTTTCAATTGCAGTAGGATTAACCTGTGCAATATCACTATAATGAATAGCGCCAGCTTTAGCTAAGTAAGAAACTTTAATATTAGCAGGTAAGTTAGCAGTTAAACTTTGGTTGTTAATAATAAGTCTAATTTTTCCACCTAAAATAGTAGAGAAATTGAAATTACCGTCTACAACTGGAGCAACATCAAGAACGTTTTCTTTTCTCATAATGTTGTAAGTTGCAGAAGTTACTACTAAGTAATAGAAAGGCTCTTCAAATTCACCTTTAATTTCACTGATAGCATCTAATAGCGTATCAAAGAAAGTACTTCTTGATTGGCTAGCACCAGTAGAATTAACAAATAGTGGATTTGGAGCATCACTAGCATTTGAACCAGTGTAGAAACCAAAAGTTCCAACAACAGCAGCAGGATCATTAGTCCCAATAGAAGTTGCACCAAAAATATTATCAGCAATACCATTAAGAATAG